TTATCCGCAAATAAGCCACTCCCTACGGGAACGTTATGAACACCTGCGGCAGTGTTAAATTTAAGGTACTTTTGCATCTTTAAAAAATTAGATGATTAATAAAAACCAAATATACGCATAAAAAAAGGGACGCAATTTGCGTCCCCTTTAAACAGTATTGACCGAAATATATTGGCCTTTAAGTATTAAGCTACTATAAAGATAAGACTTTATAGGTATGTTTCCAACATCTTTAAAGCTTCAACACCATCATCAGTAATAAAGTATGACTCACATGCAGACAAAGACTCTTCTCCGAAAGGAATTGTAATCATTCTTTTCTTAGTCTGAGATGTATTAAACCATACCTCAGATTTATTACGTCGGTGAGTTAAAAGAGATTTGTTAAAGAAATTTTGGATATTCGACTGCAACTTTAGATGCGGGTCATTAACAATTTCTAAAAACCTCTGTGGGTCATGGCGAGCCTGAATTAAAAGGTCTCTACGTAACTCAGCTGTAGTTAATGTAGATGGGTCTATACCATACATTACACGAGCTACATTTTCTGATTGCTCAATGCTTAATGCACGGCACTCAATTAAAGCATCTACTTCATAGTTTAAAGTTTCCATCTCTTCTGCGGCATCGCGTTCAAGATTGATTTCTGAGAACCTTCTTCCATTTAAAGGATGAAGATGCATAAACTTCTGTAAAGCAGGATTATTTTTAGGTACTTGTAGCATGCCATCAATAAAAACAATAGGTTCCACTACTACGTGGCCGTCTTGCTCATCTACATAAATAGATTGTTGATTTGCTGCATAACGTATCTCTCGGTTTTCACCTTTGTCTTCATCAAATTGAAGCATAGGTTGTCTTTTGTTTCCTCCGGGACTAATATAAGTAGAGAGGGGTGCCGCATTATTCGCTAGTTTGTACGAACGGTCTTTTAAAACGGGTTTGTTCTTCATAAGGATTAAATTAAAATTAAGAAAAAATAAAAGGGCGAGGGAGTATCCCCCGCCCCATTATCATATATATATTATTGCTCGAAGATAAAGAAGTTATTCGCTCCTAAAGTGCATACTGCACGCTCAGAAAGGAAGTGAACCTCCATAGCATCAAGGCTGCTTGTAGCAGCACCTCCGGCAGAACCTGTAATCCAAGTCTTGTAACGACGGTCTTCAGTCTCAGACGCACGGTAACGTACATGTAAGAATGGACGCTTCGCGTTTCTTCCTAGGATTTGGTCATACACAGAAGTTGAACCTGCAGGGACTAAGAGACCGTCAACGGTTCCGCTTCCTGCTGCTCCATTCAATCCTCCACGCATAGTTGGGTCGTTGAGGTATTTCCAATCAGACTTGTAGAAGTCATATCCACGACGGAATCCTGTGAATCCGAGGTTTAATGCCATCTCCTTATCGTTATCGAATAGACCATATGAAGTACCACCTGCTCCGTAAGAGTTTTGTGCAGCTAACATATCGTCAATTTGGAATCCGAAGTTACGGTTAACAAAGACAACGTTCTCTTCAATAGCTCCTTGCTTGTCAAGTCTGCTTATGATAGAATCCCATCCTGCTAAATCTACCGGAGGGCCTCCTGTCCAAACGTTTCCACGGTCATTTACCACGTAGAATACACCGTCAGAACCTTTGTTACCCATAGAGGCATTAGTACCTGCCGTAGCTACACCTGAACCATCTTCTGCAGGAACGGCTTCAATCATCGCAGTCTCCAAGTAATCGTCGAAACGAAGACGAGTCTCATGCTCAGATTTTAGATACCATAGATATCCGTCAGCTCCATTCTCTGTACTTACTTCAACCCATCCAATCTGTGCCATATCAGAACCTGATACTGCATACTTGTCTTTAATGATAATAGGTGAGTTATTGAAGAAGATGTCGTCAGCTTCTAAAGAACCTTCCATTCCATCTGTTCCTTTTCTAAATTCAGAACCGTAGATAAAGATAGTGAACTTTGTAGCTGCTGCAGCGTTAATTAAACCTGCTGCTGAATAATAAGCAACTTTTATTTGGTTTGCATTTAACCCATCGGCAATACCTGAAGCTGTTACAATACCCTTAATAGAATCAGGGGCAGAAGCGGCATCATTAGACTGAATAAAAACAGTCTGACCTTTACGAATAGCTTGCTGAGTAACTGTTGCAGGTGCAACACCTAAAGCAGGTACCTGAGTATCGTTAATAGTAAATGTGTTTTCCGATTGAGCAGCTGCATTTTGAGCTGTAGTACAGTCAACATATTTGATATGTAAACGTCCTTGTTCTGCCCACTCGATGCGGTCAGAGTTAGAAGGCATCTCAGCTCCTACCATACGTAGGAAAGAAGCGAGTGTTCGGTTACCGTAACGCTCAAATTCTTTCTCATATGTATCAGGAAGATACTGATTCAAGAAGTTGAAGTCGGTAATATAATTCGTTGCGGTTGGTACCTGTTGGGCACTCGGTTGCAACGCAAATGTTGGGGCGGCTTTTACGCTCATAATAGTTTATTTTAATAATTAATTAAGTAGTACGTCGTGCACTTCTTATTTTTAGGCCTCGTCCGGAATCAGGATTTACAGAACGAACTTGCATGCCTCCCTTAGAAGCTGAGTTTTGTGGAGTACCACGTTCAGACATATTGATATTTTTTGTCTTACGCATAACTCCATCAACAGCTTCTGATTGCCCTTGCTCATAAAAGAACTTGGCAAATTTATCGGGATTCATTGCCATTGCTAAAGACCTGTGGTAACCCACGGCATCCTTGACTAAGCCTTTATCATCTACGTATTGGTTTACCCAATTCATAAGTGAACCCTGTTGCTTCTTCAATTCAGTCCTATCTCCGGGAGCAAAAACATAGGGACGGTCATTTAAGTTGAACTCAAAACCTTTGAACTCATCACCGAAAACTTCGTTTGTCTTTTCATCGAACCAAGTTTGTCTACGTGTTTGCTCTTCCTGAGCAGTCTTCGCGTTAGCGGTATATTGCTTATACTCGGCATACTCTTCTGAGTTATCTAAAGAAGGCGACCCAATAGACTCAAGGGGAACGCTGTATTTTTCTTTAGCATCTTCGAAGTATCTCTTCGCTTTTGCAATAGTTTTCTTTTTTGCTAGTCGGATTTTTCTAATGTCAACTTCGTCATCGAGGTCTTCATCAAAACTATAATCCTCCATCATAGCATTTATATCATCATCATCAAGTCCATCTTCCGTTGCCGTTAGATATTCCTTGATAAGATTTTCGGGATTCATAGTGTCATAGTCTTTGTTTAATTGAACAAAGTCTTTTACACCACGGCCCGTTTCTTTTTTATACTTAAAGAACGCTGACACCTCTTCGTCCATTTCTCCGGACTCTTCTCTCGCCTCTTTTAAATCGTCTAGAGAGTTTATATCTCTTCCTAGTCTATTGCTAATAATAGAAAGCAATTCACTTTCTTCCATCTGTGGTTTTTCTACTACAGACTCTACTACCTCTTCAGGGGTTACCTCTTCAGGAGCAGCATTTATACTTTCCTCATGCTTTTCAAGCAATGAAGATTCAATTTCGGCAGCAGACTTTTGCTCACCTTCTTCGACAAGACGCACTTTCATTTCCATATGATTAGATTTTTTTTCAAAGTTACACTAAAAAAAATAGAGAATTAGACCTACCTTGGGTTGAACTCCGCAAGGTCAAACCCATCTAAACTGTCTTCATTAGATTCAAAATTCTGTGAAGGTAAATTATTCTTCCTTTGGTTAATAAGCTTAGACTGTTGAGTATTCTGTTGACTAATCCTATCCGACTTTGCTTCTTCTTTTTGAGTGTCTCTAGTTTGGATGTTACTTTCCACCATACCCTTCACTTGCATCTGATACTGAAACTCAACATCCATAAGCTGTTGCTTAAGTTGAGCCTCGTTATTCATCTTCTCAATATCAAAAGCTACCTCAGCCTGTTTGAGCTGCATCTTACCTTGAATCTCCATTTGACTCTGCTGCATAGCCATCTGCTGTGCCATCTCTTGAGATTTAAGAGCTTGTTGAGATTGCATAGCTTGCTGTTGCATCTGCATCTGCTCCTCTCGGTCTTGTTTAGCTATACGCTTCATCTTAAGAAGTTGGTTAGCTAACTTAAGATTTCGTATCTCACGGATATCAATAGCATCCTCAAGGTTAATATCTCCTTTAGAAAGTGCCATATTAATATTGGCTTCAAGCTGCGCTTTCTGCTCTTCGTCAGGAGCTATCTCAATAAAGATTCCAAAGTCATAGATATATAATTCGTTAATATCATTAAGGATACTAACATTGTACTTTCCAATCTGATTGACAAATTGCTCTTTAAAATCAGCGTACTGTAAGATGTCTGACACCCTATACGTTAAACTTTCAGCTATAGACCTAAACATATATAGACTTGAATCTAGTATATGTCGTGTAGCAGTATTAGAATTTAAAGCAGCTAGTTTCTGCACCCCAACCAAAGCATATGGGTCAGGAGTAGAACCATCACGAGCTTCATTTAATCCCGTTACATCACGAATCATCTGAAGATAGTGATTCATATTTTGGATAAGCATCTGTGCTTTGCTTGCTCCTGAACTAGCTGTAAGCTGTGTAATAGGAACTTTAGCTTGGTTGTAATCTCCTTCCTGAGTATAGCTTCTTCCAATAACAGAACCTGTTTGGAAATATAACCTTAAAGCATCCTCAGGGTTATAGGCATTACCCGTTCCTAAATCTACCTCGTTTAGTCCGTCAGCATCTATATATACTCCGTCAGGAACTACTCTAGAAATTACTTGCTGTAGTTTTAAGTGTGTTATCTGAATTAAATCAGCAAAAGGAATCATCCTACGAGTTAAAGACTCTATAACTCCCTTATACATACGAGGAGCCGAAGCAACATAGTTCGGGATAGCAAACTGAGAAGCAGATTTAGGACGAACCATATTCTCTGCCGTTTGCCACTTAAGGATAATATTGGTTCCCATAACCATAACCCCATCATACCATATATCTATAGTCTTCTCAACCTTTTCGAAATTCCCTTCTTCCATCATCTCATCCGGTGGATTGAATTGGTCATCCTTTTCAATCATCCTAGACGCTCCTCCTTCTAAGTTTTTCTTTTTATATACAATCTTCTGTGTACTTTTATAATTAAAATACATCAGAGTAGTAGTATCACGATAGAAAATATCGTTGTCATA